TACAAGTGATAACTTGTTCTATTGCTTGAGCAACCGACAGTGAAGCAGGTAGTAGCGTTCCCGAAGTATATATCGGATTTAATGCCGGCGGTATTAATTTAGTATACGGAGATCCAGCTAAACTTCCCGGTACGATTGGGCCACCACCCTGACTACCTTCACCTCCACCAGCACCGGGGCCAGTGAAGAATCCACCCTGAACACTTAGACCATCGGCACCTATGCCGTCGCTATTAGGAGTGCCGTTACCTCCAGGACCTCCTGAACCAACTGAAGGATTGCCGTTACCTCCCGAACCAGCTGGTGATGGTGATGCTGCGGTGGGGATAGTTACTTGACTTATACCCAGTGTACCTATACCTATATCAGGGCTAGGTACAGGCAATCCATCAGGGGTGCCTATTCCTAATACTGCCGCAACACTAGTGCTAGGTGCACCTAATATTTCTGGTTGTATCTTAGTAACAAGAGTAGGGGCAGCATCAGGTGCAGCACTAGGTAATGTAGTAGTTGGATTTGGTATTGTTCCTGGTGGAGCAGTTGGGACAGTTCCTGGATTAGTAACAGTAACTAAAAAGTTTTTAGTTCCAGGATCATAATATCCTGCAGGTGCAACATTAAAAGGATACGCCGGGGCAGAATTTCCTACTGTTACGTTTGCTAATAAAGTAGCGTTTTCAGTCGGTGACAATGTATCAGGTATATTATCATCTTGAGTTATACCAGCTTCAAGTAATCTTTCTTTATTTCTTTCAGAACGCATCATAGCTACAACGCTTTGACCTGTATTTTTAGTTAAATCTGATATAGCCTCTAATGTTTGTGCAGCCATGTTAGGTTGTGTTAATTTAGAGTAATTAGGGATCAAATCTGTAAAACTATACACCATAGTTGGGTATGGATATAAATCACCTGATCTAGTGCTTGTCGGGTCGTTTGGCGGAGGGGTTGTTGTTAACCCTAAATTTCTAGCTTTTTGTTCAATAGCTAATTGTGTACCTAAATTACCCCACATATCATTTAACTCAACTGACTGTCCGGGATGTGTGGTTCTTATTATAGCTATTTCAGCATTTGCTGCATCAATATAATGTTGAACAGCAGCATTCATAGCTGGCCAACCTGACCCACCGTATGTTGTAGGAGGCTCTTGAATAGTTACTACTATTGTAGCGGGCCCGGGTGGCGGTGTAGGACTAGTACCTGAACCATTGTAAACTGTAGTTCCGGGAGAGTTTAATAATGCCCCAAGTATTTGACCATACGTAGAAGTAACATTAGCTGGGTCAGTATCTATTGTAGTTGTTATAGTTGCCCCTGATCCATCAGTAAATGTTCCAGTTGGTGCTGCTGCCCCACCTCTTCCGTAGCCGCCTCCTCTATCAAATGATGCTACGCCGGTGATAGCTGTTATTTGATAATAATAAGTATAATTACCAAGCCCGTCATCAACTGCTGTAGTAGAATAACTTGGTATAACAGTTAGTGTCGCTTGTTTCCAAGTCACAGACAAATAAAGTTGTTGATATATAGTTGTTAAAGTAGTATATTGCAGTGCAATAATTGCAGGCTGTATCTCTCTCCATGGATAAGGTAGCCCAGACATACAACCAAAGAAATCAGAAAACGTGTATGTTTTGTATGGTCCACTACCCAATGCTATTAATTTATAACCAGCCTTTGCTTCGGTAACATCGGTTGGAATATTAGTACCATTAGTTAAAGGTAACCCTGCGTTAGTTTCTAAACTTGTTACAACTTGTGCAAATTTTTCAATTTCAAGTTTTCGAACATTTTTAATTTGTTGCATGGTTGCGCTAAACGCACCTGCAGAGGTTGCTACATCATCAGGTAATATACCTTGAAGATATGAGCCAAACCCTTCTGGCATTATTTGTAGATTTAAAGTTGCCATAATTAAAAAGATTGTTGATTACCCATATCAAACCCTTGCATTTTTATATTGTGAGATAAGAACCCACTAGTAATATAAGTATGAGCATCCTCAACTGTTATCTTTACTACTTCTCCTATATCAAAATATTTAGTTGATTTAACAACCATTGGTTTATCTAATGCAACGATTGCATCACCCGGATGTAATTTATTGATTTCTATCCAGTCAATATTTGTTTTTACTCTGTGATTAAATGTTCCTACAAATTTTTCACCGTTCTCAAACTCAACTTCCCAACGTGTATCATTACTTGTACTTACATGAGTAACCACGTAACTATCCCATTCACTAGTTGTTTCATGCTGTGTCCATAACTTCATTCCTACTTCTACTTTTTCAGCAGGTATATATGTCATATCTGCTAGTAATATTGGAATCCAAGGCGCAGGACATCCTCCGCCTCCGCCTCCGCCGCCGGTGGCTGTTGCAACCGCTTGAGCAGTAACTACCGGAACTACCGGGAGAGGTGGGATAGGAGTTGGTGCTGGTTCTGGGGGTGGGGGCGGTGGTAACGGTGGAATAGTTGTTCCTACTACTGCTTTTATTTCCGGGCTAGATAATACCGGAGATACTGAATTAACAGAAAATATAGGATAATACGTTTTACTATTAGTTGGCCCGGGCTGTGCATTATATATAGGCACTGTCAATGTCAAATAACTATTAGGGAATAGTTTCTTTACATCTAACAAATCAGCTAGAGTAACTAAGCCTGATGTATTACAATTAAGAGAAACTAATATTGCAGCTAAATCTACCCCTGCAATTATCAAAAATGCAGCATATGTTTTTTGTTGCTGTTCTTTAGTTACAGTACTACTGTTAGCTGATATTTGATCTATATCAACCGGATTTAATCCAACTGATAACAAAGCCACTGAAAGTGAAGGTGTTATTGCATTATATTTCTTTAATGTTGCTAATAGATTAGAAGGATATCCAAACGTCCATATAGTAGATAAATCTAATGCTTTACCTAAATTAATTAAATCTCTTCCAAATACCTGAGGTGACAAACTTACATTTGTTACATCTGCGGTTATTAGGTCATTCATATTACTATAAGTGCCGTCCAAGAAATCAAATGAATTCTTTGTAGCCATTATAGATTTATTAGAATAATCAATAAATGATGCTGCGGATATAAATGACCCACAGAAGTCATTATACATATTAGTCAAAGCTAATGTGTTGTTATAGTTAAATTCATTATACCCTTGCCATGGATATAATCTTACATATCCCCATTGTGTTGCCGGTCTACGAGAAACTGCGGAAGGATTAGCCCCGGGAGTAGTAGGAGTATCAGGTGGGACATTATAATTATATTGTGGCGCCCATGTTGGACTACTTGCATATGTATAAGTAGGTGGGGGGCCATTTCCTAATGCAGGAATAGTATTACTACCCATATTAATAATATTATAATATGTTGTTTTGTCTACTAAGCCTCTAACATATGCAGTTTGAATTGAATATGTAGCCCAATACAAACAACTCTTAGTTATAACTGTGCCGGGAGTATATGATGTAGGACTAGTACTAGTACCTACATAAGAGGCGGTAGGATTATTAACCCAAAAGCCTTTGCCTTGGAGTATACCACTCATTACGTTTACACCCAATGGGCTTTGTTTTCCAGTTAAACTCATGGTACAAAAATATCAGGACTACCTTGAACGATACTATGACCGCAGGTGTTGCCTGATCCTACTCTTAATACAGGATCACCCTCTGCAAATACAGTAGGGCTACCTTGGGTTGTTACTGGAGCATCATGTGGTAAGTGAGGATAGGCACGTTTCCAAGGAGCGTGTGGGGTTATTTGACTTACATGTAACCCAACGGCTATGCCATTAGCAAACACCGTGCCGGCGCCGCGTATTATCTGCCCGCCTTCTTGATTTGCATCACCCTTCCTACTCAATGCTGCCATATTATCCTAATACTATTTTCTTATCTGGTAACTTAATACCAGTGGTTGCTTCAATATACTTATCCTTGATATTTGCATCGGTTTCTGCATAAAGTGCAATACTACTAGTATTTAGTGTAAATTTACCCTTTGGATCTGCGGTAAACATGCTAGGGATCATTTGCATACCTTGCTGCCCAGGTGCAATACTTACTGGTTCTTCAATAGTAAGTGTGTTTTGAGTGATATCAACTACTTTAGTAATCATTTCTTCACCGCTGTTCATTTTAAATGTATATACTTTTCCTGTTTCCATTAGATACTTTCTGTTAATTTTTGTTTGAGTTCGTTAAACCCACCCACAAGTTCTCCGTCTAGGAAAATTTGTGGAACCGTACGGGCATTTGGAACTGCCTCTAATAATTCTTCTTTACTGTAACCGTCACCGATTTTCTTTTCTTCAAACTGTATCCCTTTACTTGTTAACAATGCTTTCGCTTGGTCACAATAAGGGCAGTGGTACTTACTCCATACTATTGCTTTCATATTATTTCCTTTTATAAACTCGGTAGTTGGTCGTAATCAAGTGATTCACTCATTACGCCCAATACATAATTAGTTGATTCATTCTCTTGTAGTGCTGTCTGCTTCTTAGACGTATCACTATGCTTGTTGAACCATGGTATAGGAGTACTCTTAGGGCTGTTGCCTTGATACTTAATACCAATCTCTTTCAATGCTCCTGCTGCTGTGTAATCAACAAAATCTTTCAATACATTTGCATTTAATCCAATGACAGGACCTTTGTTAAACAAGTAATCAGCCCAGGCTTTTTCTTCACGGATAACATCAACATATAACTGATATACTTCACTTTCACATTCTTGCTTAATAGCTGCAAAACGACTATCATCTTTGATTACTTGATTAATAAGGTAGGCAGTCCAGCCTTTATGTAGAAGTTCATCTTGGAGAATTAAACTAATAATGTTACCATTACCAATAAAGATTTTGTTCTCAACCATTGCTAAACTAGTAGCGAATGATACCATAAATCTAAATGCTTCCAAAGCGTATGACGCATGTAATGCCATATAAATTGCTCTTACATGTTCTATTTCTTCTACTGGTTGACCTAACTCTTTTGCACAGTTAATTCTGTGTAGGTCATCATAATACTTACCAACACTACTAGCCATATCAATAATCTCTTGCGTATCATGTATGGTATTGAATACTTCTTTGGGTACATTGTAAATATTACGAATAATGTGACTATAACTCTTACTATGAATGTTTGTCTCAAAGAAACTCCAGTTATATATCAATGCTTCTAGTTCTGGCAATGATACAACAGGGGTGAATACTTGGCTTGGTGCTCGTCCTTGTAAACTATCTAATGCTGTTTGTCTTAATAAGTTACTAGTAAAAATATGTTTGACGGCATCACTGGCTTCTTTGAAGTCATTGGCATCTTTTGTTAAACTAATTTCTTCTGGTTGCCAAAAGAATCCCCTTGCCGTTTCTTCAAACTTAGCAATCTTTGGATATTTAACTTCTTCAAAACGTTGGATAGTAACTGGACCCGCAGGATCCAGAAACATCTTACGATTTAAGTAATCTGTTTTTGTGTTTAGGTTATATTGTGCGCGGCTCATAATTTGCAACTTTCGCAATCTTCTTCATTATCAAAATCTATATGTTCTAACATTGTTGGTGCTATCTCAGCATCTGCTTTACTACCTTGTTTGTTAATCAAACTATAATAGAAAGTTTTTAGGCCCCACATATGTGCCTGCATCAAGTTCTTTGCTATCAATGTAGTTGGAACTTTACGATCTGCGTAATGAGCAGGATTGTAGAATGTGTTTGTACTTATACTCTGGTCAATGTATGCTGCTAGTACTGCTGCTGTTTTCAAATAACCATCACAATCTTTTTGTTCCCACATCAATTGATACTTGTTCTTTAGTTTGTGATATTCCGGAACAACTTGAGTGAAACTTCCTGCTTTACTTTCTTTAACACTAATCAAACTCATTGGCATTTCAATACCATTTGTGCTGTTGATAACTACACTACTTGATTCTACAGGAGCAATAGCCATTTGTGTAGCATTACGGACACCATGCTCTTTCATGTTCGTGCGTAGTGTTTCCCAATCTAATTCAGGATTAAAGTCAGTTAATTGATTAACACCATTTGCTCTTAGTTCCCAGGGAAAGATACCTTGACCATATCTTGTCTTATCACTACCTTCACACTTGCCACGTTCTTTAGCAAGTTCAACGCTAGCTTCTGTTAGATAATATGCCAAGTGTTCTGCCCAAGATTTGACTTCAGCTAATGCATCTTTCTCGCCATACTTCAAACTACGCTTTGCGTGCCAGTATGCTAAATTAGTGACACCAATACCCAACGGACGAATCTCATCGTTGCTTAGTTTAGATTGTATACTTAGAAAGTCCTGATAATCAAGAATGTTATTAAGGCTACGATGTAGAATACGACAAGCACGGCGCATATCTTCGGGATTTCTAAATGCGCCCCAGTTAATACTGCCAAGTGTGCAGAGCGCAATTCGTCCTTCTGGATCATCGAGCCTCTTAAACGATTTTGTCGGTAATAGTATTTCACAGCATAAATTACTCTGGTAAATTGTATGATACTCTGGATCAAATGGACCCTGCTTCATTACATTATCAATGAATACTAGATAGATTCTACCTGTGTCTGTGCGTTCTTTTAGTATTCCACTTTTGAATACCTCTTCCGCATTCATTGTTTTTTTGCGTAAATCTTTACGCTTCTCATATTTAGTATATAGTTCTTCAAATAGTTCTGTGTTACTATAAAATGCTTCATATAAGTCAGGTACTTCATTTGGATCAAAGAATGTTATGTTTTCCTTGTTTTTAAATCTACGCCAGAAGAAGGCACTAAGCACTACGCCATAATCCATGTGTCTAACACGAGTTTCTTCTGTGCCTTGATTGTTTTTAAGAACGATTAGGTCATCAAACTGATGATGC